AACAGACGCATACTCGGAATGGGCCGGTCGTTTTAGACCCGCACTACTAAAGAGAGGAATCGAAATGAAAAGCAAACTGCACTACATCGTTCTTGGCCTGATCGCCTTGATCGTGACGGTGGGACTCGTCACAAATCCGCCGGGCAGCGCGCGCGCCGGTTATTCGGGTTCGACGCCGGTTGCGGTTGGCACGGCTACGCCTGTCGTCGTCATACAGGCGGGCAACAAGAGCCTTCTCACTCTCTGTAATACGAGTGCGGCCAACACCGCCTACTGCCTGGCTGGACCAGCCGCGAGCATCGGCGTCGTATCGAGCACCAACTGGAATATCATCGTTCCCGCCGCCGTCGCGTCGGCTGGCAACAGTTACGGCGGATGCTGGAATTCGCCGCTGCTTCAGAAACCGACTCAGTTGGGTCAAGGTGTTGCAATACCGGACCAGATAAATTGCATCGGGAACGGCCCGATTACGATGCAGTATTACTATCGTTAACTGGACGGAATTGGCACGGATGAATGCCTGTACCGACACCCAGAACGAGCACGCCATCGCAGCCAACGAGGTATAGCGATTACGCGCCTGATACCGATCCGATCACGCCGGGTAATGTCCAATCCTCATTTGGCTATTATCCCTCAGAGAAAGGGTTTCGCACTTTCCCCGGCCAGCGCGTTCTAGGTTCCGGCCTCCCTTCTACTTGTCTCGGCGCGTACAGCGGCATTCTGCTGACGCTGCCGACCGCCACGGTTCCCGCGCCTCCATCGACACCAATTCTTGTCGGCGCGACTGCGCAGGGGCTTTACGTTGCCGATGCGAACAGCAATATGAAAGTGTCCCAGCTTGGATTTCTGAACGGGACAGGCACGAATCCGACAAATCGCTGGCGCTTTGCAGCCTATGGACAGGATTTGCTTGCGGTCAACGGCGTCGATGCGGATCAATTCTATCGGCTTTCGGCTGCAAAGTGGGCACCGCTGCCAGCGGGGGCGGATGGCTCTACGGCTCCGGTTGCTGCAATCGTGGAGGCGACCGATTACGCGATCATTCTGGTGCCGCCGAATTCCTACAGCTTCGTTTCCTCATTGTCAGACAGTCCGCCGAGTTGGCTTGGGTCGGTTCCGAATCAGGTCTATATTCAGCCAATTCAGCAGACCGAAGGCGCGATCACGGCGGTACGGCGGCTCCGCAACACGGCGATTTTCTACAAGGCCAATTCCATGTTCGTCGGCTACTTCAATGGCGGCACGACGGGATGGGACGTGCAGGAAGTGTCGCTGCAAATTGGAGCGCCTTGCCAAGAGGCGGTAATCAACACCGGAGACTACCACTACTTCTATGATGGAGTGTTTAAGTTCTGGCAATTCGACGGCTGGAATCTGACAGAGCTTCCGAATCACCTGATCGAATGGTTGCAGCGGGACATAAACCCCGCCTACGCTCAGAATATGGCGGGACAGTTCGATTCGAGCCGAGACTTGCTTATCTGGTGCTACTCCAGCAAGTACGCGAATCCCGAAGGCTCTTTCGATAGCAGGCTGATTCACTATCGGCGTCAGCAGCGATGGGCGTTCGAGCGGCTGGCGGTCGATCTGCCGATTCCGAGTCTGTATCAGGCTCCGAGCACCGGACTTCAATATGCGGGCTTTTTCAGTACCGAGCACGCGCCAATCGTGTACGATAATGCCGTGACGCCGGGGCAGGCATATATTACAAGCAATCTTTTCGGGGACTACTTTTATGTCTTCGAGTCTCAGCGCGTGCGTCCGGGCTTCGGACCTAACGGGTATCCGACCTATTCGACACTGACGGCGCTGAATCAGAACAAGGGCGGTGGGTATCAGTGGATTGGGCCGACTGAAACTCTGACCGATGATGGCTGGTATGATTTGAAGAATACGGCTCGCTTGCAGAGCTACCAGCTAACGACTCGCGGGTTTGCGGAAGTGATCGAATTGCAGCCTGTGTTGATTCCATGCGGAGATGTCGGCTGATGGCGACTCCTAAACCACTGCCGCTTCGTCTGATACCGAAACCAGCGCCACGCTCAATGCGGCTGGCGGATAGTGTCGGCAACCATGAAAAGTACCTGCTGACGCTTTCGCAGTTCCTACAGCAGAACAATCAGGACTTCCAGACTTCGGCGACTGACCAGAACGGGCAGGAAAGCGGTGGGATCGTGCTGGCGCAGCATCTACCGTCACGCTTTCATGCCTACCAGTTGAGTGCGCCCATTGCGCCTCATGTCGGCGATCTGCCGAGCCAGCCATCGGCGGTAACTTACGACGGGCCTTTGAACCTGACGGCGGCTTCGCTTCCCAATGGCGTGAATTCGACCTACGGTTATAGTCGCTGGACCGGCTACATCAATCCGCCAACTCCCGCACTCTACACATTTCATCTAAAGTCAGCGGGCGGCGGCTCGAATCTATTTATCAACAAGCAGCAATTGGTTGGCGCTCTGACCGCAAACTCAGTGAATCAGGCCGCGCAGATTCAACTCGGCGGCGGTCCTGTACCTATCGTGACTGAATTTCAGTACGGCACCGAAGATCCAGCCCTATCGCTGATGTATTCTGTTGGGGGCGGAACCCCGGCACTTGTGCCGAATAGCTGGCTATCAAATTCGGTAAATCAGATGACGGGCTACTTGGTCGGATATCATTGGAACGGAAATAGGGCGTGCTACTACCCATGAACAACAAGAACGGACATATTCAAGTTGCGCCGACCATCAGGCTCCGCATGGTGAAGGCGGATCGAGCGCGTATGGTTGCCGAGTGGCCGAAAGTCCGGCTGGGCTGCCTTATGCTGAAAAACTCCGACAAGTATGCCGACGCGGGGAATTGGACGCCGGAGCACATTCGCGCGCAACTTGAGATGGGCTTTGTGGGCCGGAGCAGTTGCGAACTGTTCTGTTTCGATAACGAGCAGAATCAGATGCAAGGCTTCGCCGTCACGATCATCGGCAACTGCCCGTACTTGCAAGTGCCTCAGTCGTTGATTTTGTGGGTGGTCTATAGTTTCCGCCATCCGACCGGCGCGGAATCGCGAACCATGCTGCGGGAATTGAAAGCCTATGGGAAATCCTTGGGTCTGCTCTATGCGGATACCTACACGATTGATCCGCGAATCGCGCTGTATCTCCAACGCTACGGCGAGAATTTCCGTGTTGCTCAAACATTGATGAGAGCAAATCTCTGGGAGACAAGCTGATGGGCGGCGGCGGACCTTCAAGCGCACAATCCAGTTCGACCTTCTCGGCTCCCGGCTGGGCAACCGGAGACCTGAAGAAGTATATCGAGAGCATGGCCAGTCAGGTCTTTGGTCCCGGCGGTCCTGGTGGCGGCACGAACGCCATGCCTGCTGGACTCAACCAGCAAGTAGCGCCATTCACGCCGGATCAACAATCCGCTCTTTCAGGAATCAGCGGGCTTACAGGAGTGGCCGAAAATCTGACTGGCCTCGGCGCTAGCGACATCGCTCAATTCGCATCCGGTGCGAATGCAGGACCGAACAATCCTTATCTCGCCGCCTACTACGGTGCGGCGGCGCAACCGACCGTCACCAACTATCAGAACGCCGTGCAGCCGGGATTGCAGGCGCAAGCCGAGCAAACGGGATCATTCGGCGGCACCGGCATGATGGCGCAGCAAGGAGTCAATCAGCAGAACCTTGGCAACACGCTCGCCAACCTTGGTGCGAGCATCTATGAGCCTGCGTATCAGCAGGGCCAGCAACTTCAATTTCAGGCGGGACAGGCGTTACCGGGAGCCGCAGCCGCGATGTATCAGCCCTATCAAGCTCAGTATGGAGCGGGAGCGGCACAGCAGGCGCAAACGCAGGCGGGCCTTAATACGGGATACCAAAATGCTCTGACCCAGAGCCAATGGCCGTTTGCCTTGCTCAGTGAGTACGGGCAGGCGCTTGGAATGGGATTAGGCTCTGGCGGAACTACAATCGGTACGCAACCAATCGTTGGCGGCAGCGGCACGAAACTATAATGCTTGGCATAGGCGATAAATTGAGCGCGATGTTCGGTGGCTCCGGCGTGCTGCCTATCGCTAGTCCACAGCAGCAGGTCGGGAATCTGGCAAATGCGGGGTTTCCGGGGGCACAGCAGATGCAACAGCAAGGAGGCGCAGCCAGCACACCCGCTCTTGCGGGGCCATCGTCAGCTTTTCAGACGGCGTATCTCAATTTGATCGCGCAGGGCGTTGATCCGAGTACGGCGGCGATTCTCGCACAGCAGCAGACATCGCAACAGGGACCGTCCACGGCATCTACAGCAGCGGCGGGTTTGGGCGATGTGGGCTTGGAAGTGCTGCAAGCGAAACTCCGGCCCGAACTTGGCGAGCTACCGCATCCGGTGCCGATAGGCGTTACTGCGCCACGCGGCTTGGAATTGCAGGGACAGCCGGGGCCGAACCCGGCAATCACGACCGCATCGATCATCGCGGAATTGGTGTGATATGGCAGCTTTAGCGCAACAGTTGATGGCGGGGCAGCCAGCGGGTACGGCGGGCGTTACGCCGCAACTCAGTTTGCCACAGCAAGGGCAGCCGGTAAAAGCTAGCGCGCCGCCAGCGCCGGGAGCGATTCAGCAACAGTCGGCGATGGCGAATGGTGGCATGGGTTCGATGATGTCAGCGATACCGGGGCTGGCAAACATGTTTAGTTCGACTGGTGGACCTTCGGGTGGGGCAGGCGCCTTGTCGGGAATAGGGTCGAAGCTCGGCAGTATGTTCTCATCGGGGGCAGCGGCGGGTGGTGGCGCTGATGCGATGTCTATGGTGGCCGAATCTTTGCCAACCTTGGGGGCAGCAGCAGTAGGGGCCTAATGCCAGATACCGATACAGAATCCGGCTCTCTTT